TACTGTCTATTATATATTTGTTTAAATCAATATAGCTGTCATCTATATTCGATAAATATTTTACTAAGTTATCATCTATATCATTATTTTTGTTTTCATCATTATTTTTTTTTGTATTAAAAAATTTATTTAGGAGTTTTTTTGTGTTTTTATTTTCTGCTATATTTTTTTTTGATTCAAAGTATTCAAATAAATATTTAGAGTTTTTTAAATAATAATCACTATTTTCTTTTTTTAAAGTTTTTATTTGTATTTTTAAATATTTAATATTATCTTTTATATTTAATCTATTTTCTAATTTTTTTTCTGATTTTAATTTGTCTTTTAAATTTAATATTTGTTTTTCTAATTTAGGGATTTTTTTTTCTTTATTATTTTCTATCTCTCTAACTATTTTATTATGTTTATCATCGATAGTTTCAATTATATTTTGTTTTTTATATTTAGATTTTTTTTTACAAATCATTTATACTATTTATATATAGTTTTTTTTATGTATTTATTAATGTTATAACGTTAAATTTATTATTCACTTTTCTCATATTATTTTAATATGAGTAGTTTGTTTAGTATTAAATCAGTTGATATTAATAAAGTTGATATACTTACTAAACAAAAAATGTTATTTATTTTTAATTCTTTAGAAAATGGATGGACGGTTTCTAAACACGATGATAATTACATTTTTACTAAAAATCATAATAATAGTTCTGAGGTGTTATCTGAACAATTTTTAAAATCATTTATAATAAATAATTTTAAATAATTCGTAATTAAATTTAATTTAGTAAAATTTTTTTCTTTAGCAATATTATAAAGATATGGGTGGTGGATTAATGCAACTTGTGGCTTATGGCGCTCAGGACGTCTATCTTACTGGCAATCCTCAGATTACTTTCTGGAAGGTAACTTACCGCAGACATTCTAACTTCTCTATGGAGTCTATTGAGCAGACTTTCAATGGCCAGGCTGATTTTGGTCGCCGCGTAACTTGCACTATTAGCCGTAATGGTGACCTTGCTTACCGCACCTATCTACAGGTCACTCTTCCTGAAATTTCTCATACTGATGCCACCCATGCTCGTTGGTTAGATTTCCCCGGCGAACAGATGATTCAGCAGGTTGAAGTTGAAATTGGTGGTCAGCGCATTGATCGCCAGTATGGTGACTGGATGCACATCTGGAATCAGCTTACTCTTTCTAAAGAGCAGGAACGCGGTTACTACAAGATGGTTGGTAATACTACTCAGCTTACTTACATTACCGATCCAGCATTCGAAGACCTCGATGGTCCTTGTGATGCCGGCGCAAGCGTTAGCAATGTTTGTCAACCAAGAAAATCTCTTCCTGAAACAACTCTTTATGTTCCTCTTCAGTTCTGGTTCTGCCGCAATCCCGGTCTTGCACTTCCCCTAATTGCTCTTCAGTACCATGAAGTTAAGATTAACATTGACCTTCGTCCAATTGATGAGTGCTTATGGGCTATTAAGGGTGCTATTGAAGATAATGGCGCAAAAGCTGATGGTGCTTACAAGAAATCGCTTGTTGCTGCATCGCTTTTTGTAGACTACGTTTTCCTTGATACAGACGAAAGACGTCGTATGGCACAGAACCCCCACGAATACCTTATTGAACAGCTTCAGTTTACTGGTGATGAGTCGGTTGGTTCTAGTTCTAGCAGAATTAAACTTAACTTTAATCATCCTTGTAAAGAACTTGTATGGGTTGTCCAGCCTGACGCGCACGTTGATTATTGCGATTCCTTAGATAAAAATGGATTACTAAGAAAAGCTCTTGGTGCTCAGCCATTCAACTATACCGATACTATTGATGCTTTACCAAACGCGATGCTTGCTTTTACAAGTAAAGCTGGTTTAGCCAGCTTTATAGATGCAAGTGGTTTATTTGATGATTTTGCAGCATCCGCTCCAGGCTACGCGAATTATGCATCTGCGAGTGCGCAGGATCCCACTGGAGGTATGGGTTCGACTGTTGGTGACGCCGGTGCTTTTGTTATGGCCGAAACAGCCCTTGATATGCATTGCTGGGGTGAAAACCCCGTTGTAACTGCTAAGTTACAGCTTAACGGCCAGGATCGCTTCTCTGAGCGCGAAGGTTCTTATTTCGACCTTGTCCAGCCTTACCAGCACCACACTCGAGCCCCTGATACAGGCATTAACGTATACTCTTTTGCTCTCCGCCCTGAAGAACACCAGCCTTCCGGTTCTTGCAACTTCTCTAGAATTGACAACGCAACCCTCCAGCTTGTTCTTTCTGGCAATACAATCAAAGAAACCCGAACTGCTAAAGTTCGTGTTTACGCTACTAACTACAACGTCCTCCGCGTTATGAGTGGTATGGGTGGTCTCGCTTACTCCAATTAAGCATTTTACTAAATATATTTGTTTAATTTTAATAGATTAAATAAAAATAAAAACCATAATATAAGATATTAAATTATACAATCATATAAAATTCATATATACACAAAATTATATATATGAATTAAAATTATTTGCTAAAATATTATTTTAAATTTTAACGCCGTCTTCTAGATTTTCTTGATTTTCTGGATTTTCTAGTTTTTCTTGATTTTTTTGCTTTTCTTGATTTTTTTGCTTTTCTTGATTTTCTTTTTTTTCCTCCTCCAGGATGTTTTACTTCATCTGTTGATGGTGCTGGTGATGTATCTGGATTTTTTTCAGGGGAACCTGTTACTTTGTTTTTAATTATTCCTGCTGCGTTTTCTGCTGCTTTTTTTGCTGCTTCTGCTGCTTCATTTAAAAAATCCATTTATATATTATTAAAATATTTTATATTGGAAAAGGACGCTGTGTTCTATCTTGAATAAATGGTTTTGGTAATATTAAAGGTATTTTACTAAAATATTCTCGCGTTTTAACTGATTTAAATTCCGGTTTAATTTCGGGTTGTGATTTATGTAAATTATTTGAACCTATACCATATAATTTTGACTCAATATCTATTGAATTATAAGATAACGCATCTCGCGGCATATATGTTGGATTAAATCCTAAATCCGGGATTTTTTCATCATATGCTTTTCCTTGAAATCCATTTTCAAATACATTATATTTGTTTTGCTTTTCATATTGTTTTTGTTGTAAATTATAATCTTCTGTTGTATTTTTATTTCTTGTTGAACTCATTATATTATATATAATATATAAACTTTTAATTAATTTCTTTTATAAAAATATTGTTAAATATATAATCATCTATTTCTATTGGGTCTCGTAATTTTTGTTCATCAAATGCTTTATTGAATGACCACATTGGGCTTGCCCAATTAATCCATTTTTTTGTTTTAGTATCTATAATCCCCGACGCATTAAAATCAAATATTTTAATAATATTATTACTATCTACTCCAAACTGGTCTGGTTTCCAGTCTATATATACAATTCCAAGTTTTTGTAAATATGATTTTAAATCTAATAATAGTTTTTTATTATCTTTAAAATTTATGAATAGGTTTTTATTATCGTTAAAATCTATGTTTTTATCAACATCTAAAAGTTCGATATCAACATAATTATTACTATTATCTATTCTATAAATTTTAACAATATTTTGGTTGTAATTAATATCGTTCTGGTGTTCTTTCAATATAGAATATATTTTTTTTTCTTCAATACTATTTGTCATTTTTCTAAAAAATGGTTTCCCTTTATATAACAAATTTAAATTTTTAATTTTTCCATCAAAAGTATATATTTTACTCATTATTTTTTTTGGTTTTTTTGGTTTTTTTAGTTTTTTAGATTTATTATTTTGTTTTGGTTTTTTAAATCTTTTTGATTTTTTAGATTTCTTTTGTTTTTTGGATTTCTTTAAATTTTTGGATTTCTTTGCTTTTCTAGATTTTCTTTTTTTTCCTCCTCCATTCGCCGTCGGCGGATCTTTTTCTGGTTTTGTTTTTTTTTCTGTATTAAATGCGTCACATAAATTTTGTTTTTCATTTATATACTTATCTATTTGTTGTTTTTTTTCTTTATTTTCTGTTTCAAGTATTTTTAAATTGTCCTCTAAATTTTCTATTCTTGTATGTTGTAGTTGTTCTTTAGTAGATTCTCCGTTTTTACTAGTTAATTTTGAAATTAATTCGCCCATTAATAAACTATATATTACTCTTTTATTTTTTTAATCTCTTTAATTATATCATGTATTAATTTAATATTACTAATTTTCTTATTTTCTAAATCACAAATAAATTTATGTAATAAATAAAATGTCTCATAACTAAATAATAATCTAAATAAATCAAAAAAACTACTATCTTCGCTATAAAATATCATA